AGTCTCCTGCTAATCCGCAATAAGTTCTAAATGTTACTTTCATATTTATTAAGTTTTGTATTATTAATCCGTACTAATGCTAACAATGTATATAAGCCATACAAGTACAGGCTCATATACTAACCGTATGCAATTAAAAAAGACATACAACAATGTATATAAATAATGCTTAGTTTATCAATCACTCAACGCTATATCTATTGCCATTTCTACATCGTAATGATGTATTACATAAAATCCAATAGGAGTATCAGGGTAAACTTGCAATCTAACACAAGTGTCTAGCTCAATCATTTTAGCCCATACATCATTACTAATATCCTTTCTATCCTCAGGTTCAATGTGTTGTTCAATAGTTTCGTAGTAATCCCTGTGGTTGTTTATGTCAATAGAAACGCTACATTTTGTTTTTTTAATTAACTCTTGTAATTTATTCATAATTTATGTTTTATTTAATTCGCACTATTCATATACTCGTCCGTTGTGATGCAATTAAAAAAGCACATAACACGTAATAAAATTAATAACTAATCTTTTGCTGTTAAGTAAATGTATCTACCAGTCCAAAAAATAGCTAACCCTATCCAAAACCAAGGAAAGTATTTTCCTGTGCTTATATTTGCCATTATTAAACATCCGTAAATCCCTGTAAACGCTATTATTTTTGCTTCTTTCATATCTATTTATTTTTGTGTTATTATTCCGCAACTAACCTTAACCATTTCCGTTACCCCTTTTTATTTAGTTGATCTTTAAATATTAAAAAGCTAAAAAAAAGCTCTACTAACATTAAGCATATTACTAAAGATTGCCTGGCATAGTTTTGAAATATCTGCAACTCTAATAGTAAACTGGTACAAAATAAAACTGCAAATGATATTAGTATAATTAGGTATAATTTAAAATCTTCCATTGATAATTTTTTGTTTTAAATACTTATTTAAAATTGTGTTAATTGTAGATTCTAAAAGAGAGATATTATGCTCACTTTCTAGTTGTTTTTTTATACTTGGCACTGTATTATTATGCATTGTTGTAAAAGCATGTATTACTGCTACTGTTTTTTTATCTTGTATGCTATCCATTTTTAAGTGTTTTTAAATATCTTGTTTTTTGATTGTGAAACGAACTGTAAGAGGTGTATTTTTCTACACCAAATATTTTAAAATGAAGAAAATTAACAATATCAAATGCTGCTTTGTAATTTTTGCAAAGAGGTAAAATTTTAAACCAATACTCAAAAAAGCCTTTATGGGTTCCAATTTTTTGTGCCAGCTTAAATATATAAGCATCTAAAGCATTTACAAATTGTTGATGTGTTTGTTGCATTTGAATTTTAGCGTTTTAAAAGGTAATTTCTACACTTGGATCGTTATATTTACTTTGATTACTTTCTGTTTCTTCAGACAAAGTGCCAGCCAATGCCATAATAGAAGCAATAATACCATCTATTCTTTTGGTAGATCTAGATTTGTCTATTCTTACATTTTCATTGGTGTCATAAATAGGCACACATCCTGAAAGCATCCATTTTAAAATGGGGTTGTTTCCTGTTCTAAGTTTTGCAGATCTAATTAAGCGTTCAAACTCCTTGGTTGGACTTGTATAATTCATTAAAGTTTGTGTAAATGGAGAAAGTTCTACCCCAGCTTCTAGTAACGGGGTTATTAAACCTGCTGAAAACTTTCTATCATATTCTACATGAGATGTTTTACGTTCTGACGTTATTTCTACTACTTTATTAAACACAACATTGTAGTCTACCATATTACCAGGAGTGGCAATTAAAAAGGTATCTTTAGGATGTTTTGCATTGTCTCTTTTTAAGTTGGCCCAATATTTATAAGGCACCCTATCTTCTTTGCTTCTTTTTTCTATAGTATCTAACGGACAAAAACACCAAACATCCAAATCTCTAAAACCTTCTTCGTCTGGTTCAGAAATAACTGCAAAAGCCGTTAAATCTGTAGTAGAGCTTAAATCTAATGCTCCACAATTGCCTAATCTTGCAAAATTTTCATATTGTATAGGCTTCATACAAGCATTCCAATACTGAGTTTCTATCCAAACTTCTGGCGTATCTACCCACATATTTAAATGTTTTGTTTGAAAGTTGGGTATTTTACTGGGCTGATTGACTGTTTTTTGATATTCTTTTAGCAAAAAATCCATAGAAACTGTTACTCCTAAGTTTGGATTAGCCTTAATCCAATTTACTGGGTCTTGCCAGTCGTCTGATTCGTCTAAATCATGAATCATAATTAAAAATGTGTCATCTTCTGCTACGCCTTCTAATATATTAATGCAGCTATCTTCAAAATTTTTACAAACACCATGCACATTTGTTCCTGCGGTAGTTATAGTAGTTGTTAATGGTTGCAATCTTGACGCTGAAGAAGATTCCAGATTTTCTTTTACGGAATCATCTTTGTGTGCATGGTATTCATCTAACGTAGATTTATGACTGTTAATACCATCTTGTGTTTTTGAATCTCCTCCTAGAGGCTTCATAAAAGCTTTCTTTGGTAAAAATTTTATTTCTTTTTGATAGGTCCTAAAGCCTAAATGCCTTAAAACTGGGATTGCATTTACAAAATCTGCTGCCTGGTTAAAACATAATTTTGCCTGATCTTCTTTAGTTGCTCCAATATAAACTTCTGCTCCTTCTTCATTGTCAAAAGACATGATATACAAACCATCTCCTGCTTCTTCTGCTGTTTTGCCATTTTTTTTACCAATTTTTACATAGACATTTCTGATTAACCGGATAGTTTCTCCAGTTTCATTTTTTGTTTGCCATGCATAAGTATTGTAAAACCGAAATTGTTGAAAAGGAGATAATATAAATGGTAGACCCGCAGACTTCCCTTTGGTATGTTTTAGTATTTTTTCAAAAAAACGAATAACTGCAAAACCTTTTTTATGATCTAGCCAGTAGCCTTTTTTATCTGCTGCTTCTATTAATTTATAAAACCGATCTACTGCTTGTTTTATACGCAAACCTGTGACTATTTTTCCAGACTTTACATCTGCTGCGTATGTAAATGGTATTGAGTTTTGTATTTCGGTAGGGATGTTCATTAATTTTATAAAATTATTTTAGAGTTTTTTAATTTGTTGATATTTAAGGTTTTGAACACTTTAGTGTGTTATATAAGTAGTTGTAAAACATTAAAACGATTTTACAACAATGTGTATAATTAATAAGGCTAACTATTTACTATTGCCGTAAGTTTTTCTGCCTTGTCTTTTAACCATTTATGGGTGGTTTTCTTTGCTTCATCCAAACTATACTCACACCCAATCCATTCACCATTTATTCCTATATCATAACTCGGTCTATCCTTCCAGCTTTTCCATTCTATCATTATTGTCCCTATGGGTGTTTCACATTTCGTATGGTCATAAAAACTTACTCCCTCTGTTGGTTTTCTATTGTCTGTCCATTTCATATTTATCGTTTTTTGTTAATTAATCGCCTTACTAATCATACACAATGCGTTAGGGTGCATTAAGAGTTCCAAGCATTTAGCATATCTTGAAGTTGTTTAATCGTTTGTCTGTATCTATAAGTCAGCATTTCGCATTCCTCTAGCTTCAAACGTGCAACCCTTTCTTCTTCTGTAAATTTATGTAGTTGGCAAAACTCTATTTTGTTTCTTAGAGTAGTTACTCTTGTTTCTGCACGTTCTACATTCTCTCTACTATCGTCTATTATTTCTTGAAGTTTTTCTTCCATTTTTAATTAAAAGTTAATGTATTTGTTTACGGCTTCAATTTTTACACAAACCGTTATGTGGCATTATACTCAGTTATCCAGACTTCATTTACATTCTGTATTCTTTCTTGAAACTCGTCAAACCTTTCTGGGTAAGTTTTTTGAGCTTCTTTATATTCTTCAATTTGTTTACTGTCAATTTCTTTTTTGTACTCTTCGGCATCTTCTTTTTTTAAGAAAAGTTTAACTATTCTAGTCATACCATAATGAGAATTAGCATCTTCTTCAACGACATATATTTTCATAATTCAAACGCCACATGACACCGTATAAAATTAAGTGCTTCTATGGTCTTTTTTAAAGGTTAATATTTATTTATTAAATTCATTTTTTATTCGTTGGTAAGTGCTTATTTATACGCACCTAATCTTATACAAATACGTAAACAAAAAAATTAACCAACCGACATCACTTCGCTAATTTTTGCAATTTTCATTTCACCATCTTCATAATAACTAAATGACTTAAAAGGGTATTCTACACGAACAGGCGCCTTAATTAAATTAGCTAAATGATTGCTTACCAATATATTTTTTCCAGACTTTAAAACTATTTTTATTTTTTTCATTTTTTTTAAATAAATTAAAAACTAAACAAACTCATAGTTTAGCAAACTTAAATACAAATATATATAAATTTATATAAA